CTATGCTGGTTGTTCATAGGCGGTCAGCTTATTAAAAGCGTTGGGCCGCCTGGAATATACGCTTTCCAAGCGGCCGCAACTGAATAAATTATTAACCGACAATCTGCCAATCATCGGCTAACATATCAGTCTGAGATGCAAGCCATGGCACAAGACTTTTTGGAGCGTCCGGGTTGTCAGTTTGAAGACCGGTAGTGTCAATGTATATATAGGGGCTGGACATTTTTGAGTTATCGTCCGGGGTTTGAAGTTCGCAAAAAATGCCTTTACCATTCCAACCTTTACGGGCAACTCGTTTACCTTTTTTCATTGCTTCGATTGCAAACCCAAAGCTCATATACTTTTTACCTTCACAGCACCCACAGTCTATGTCAATGGGTGTGCCCCATGGGGTTGTCCCGCCGCTATCGACAACTCCTTTGTCACCACAAAAAGGGCATATAACAAGTTTGTCCAGCGGAACAGCACTCGTTGTCGGCTTCACTGGTTTTACACTAAGTTTATCTATACACTCCATTACATATTGCACACCATCGTCAATACCTGCCTTGTAATAGTATTCTTTACTATACCCCCTATCTTTAAACGACTCTTTCATATAGTTAATTTCACTGTCGCACATGTTACGTTTTATCTTTTCTAAAAAATTCATGAAAGTACCTCCTACTTCTTTTGAATTGGTTTACCATCTAAGCCTACTAGTACCCCTATAGGTACACCACTTCTAGTAAGCACCTCTTTGCTATTACCTTCACTAGGTGGGCCTGCCTCATACGCCTCTAACAACCCTCTGAGCAAGTCCGTTATGTCTCTTGTCAGTATACCTGCGGCAACTGTGTTTAGGTGTTCCTCATCTAAACTGTTTTCATCTAATAGGTTACTGGCCTCTACCATAACATCCTCATAACTAAACTGGTGGGCAGTGCCTATCACCCCTTTATTGCCTTCCATGTCAATATATAATTTCATAAACAACCTTTTATACAGTTAGTAATTATTATCAAAATTCAAAATCTTCGATTTTAGAAGAGAAAAATTTTAATGATATATCATATCATAAATAGATTAATCTCTCTAAAATCGAAGATTTGATAGATAGAATGATATCATATATTGAGATCATCTTTAATTCTTTTAAATACAGGTATAAACACACTGGACTGTGTTGAATTTTCTGCGCACACAATATCATTGTATTGTATCTCAATCTCTTGGCCAATGTATATACTTGGATCTTGGTCTCTGTCATAGTCACTAAGACCAGAACCCACATTGAAATGTACTTCAACCGGATCTCGTCTGCCTTCACAGTCTAGTATGCCAGTACACTTCAATGAGCCTATCATGCTCTCATACTTACCAGTGCCAGGTGTGTAGCCTATACACGTTACTACTCCATCTAACTTGGCCTTTCCCTTAATAAGCCTGTTAGTACGTTTCCACTCATACCCATCTTCGGGGTACCGGAATATACCACCTTCATACCCACGACTATACAAGTCCTCCATGAAGGCTTCTACGTCTTCCTGACTATGCAGAATAGTGTAGTGGGCAAGTCGTATAGCATCATTCTTATTTAAGTTCTTAATAAGAAACCTATGCCGATCATCATATGTAAAAGAATTACATTTGTTATCCCAGTCGTCAAGTGGAACCCAGTCAAATACTTGAAAAGTGTAGCCATCAAAATGATTGCAAGATCCTTTGAGTACTTTATTTACATTGCCTGTTACTTTTACCCTAGACTCTTGAAGCCCATCACCCATTACTAACTCCCCGTCATACCAGCCATCACGCTGAAAATCAGAACTCATGTAGCGACTAAGGGTTACCAGTCCCAGCTCCTTACCAGACCTAAGAAAACAAGTAGTACAGTCTCTAGTCACCTTTACTGTGCACCTAACCCCATCATATTTCATAAACCCATATACAGGAAACTTCTCAATGGGAGTGTTCTCGGCAAGCATTACGTTAAAGGTGGGTATTAAGTCAGGATAGGCTTTGTTAATAGTTTTTATTGACACCCCTGCCTTTACACTGCCGCTTAACACAAGTCGTATAGGCTCACCAAACTTACGTGATAACTCTAGCGCATACTCTCTTGCAAGTTTGCCTTTAAACTCCCTATTCAACATTGCATTAATGCCTTTGAAAAAGTCGTCGTAACAAAACTCATCATCATCAGCATAGAATGTTAAATCACTTGGTGCCGATACCCAATAGTTTAGTGCTGTATTGTATGTGTACCATAAAAACTTTTTCCAATTCTCATTACCTGACTCACGTTTAAGTATGGCAAGTTTCTTATTACCCCCTTTTGCTATCCTTAACGAGTGTACTATCCCCATTATACTATTCATCTGCACCTCCATATAAAGCTGAGTGAGTATTTAACATTGACACAAACTGAGCATCTCCAGGAAAGTCCCCGACTGTTTTGTCCCCATATACAAAGTTGTCTGCGCTACAGACAGACTTAATGTGAGGTTTGTTTATATCTCTAGGAGCCATCATATTAGAAGACCTCTTTGTGTTTACCGTGTTAATATACCACCAGTCAGGGCCAGCTATGTCTATAGCACCCACGAGAGGTGGGTATAACTTACACAAATTTTCGTATGCCTTCATGGCAATGATGATGTCAGACTTTGGCTGTATCTGTATATCAGACCTAGCCTTTATAAATGACAGCCAAGTATTCAGTGGGCCCTTAATATAGTAAAATGTCTCTGTGCACCGTGGGAGTATAGTCCTGGCATCAAGCACTGTAACCTCCTTACTATCCACCATATCTGCATACAGCTGTTTTGCCATCTCTACTATATGTTTATACCTTGTAAGAAAGTCTTCATTAGCTAGTATAGAAGGCTTAACAACTACAGCATCATTACGAAGATCCCTGTCCCCTGTACACTGTGCAGAAAAAGAAAACATACGATGCCTGAGAAAGTGAGTAACATCACATATGTCAATACCTGTAAGTCTCATAGTTATAGTAACTGTCTCTAGCGCAGTGGGCACATACTTACCATTAAACATATCCTGTACACACTGTTTACGTTCTTCATNAGTATAGTCTGTGCGAGGCTGGTCTTCCCACGTTGCTTCACCAAACTCTGGTATATAGTATAACAGTTCATTGTATGACGGGGCGTGTAGTACATCCAGCTTAAGCTTATCAAATTGGTTATGATAAGTAGTAACAGGTTTTGCCCCCCACTTCATAGCTACCTTATGTGTATAGTTGCTCATACTACACCTCCTGATTGTTTAATTGCATTTTCTATTAATTGGCTGTACCCGGCTATATCATGCCAGCTGTCAATATGGCTAGGTGTTACTGCCAGTCTACTGAGTTTGTTACATATATCCCATAAATATTCTTTGTATATAGCAGGCATATCTTTATCATAGCATACTTTATACCTGTCTGTTAGTGTCTTCATTAAAGTGCATCTGACAGTAATGCCTTCATTATAGTCCCCATAAATACTACCTCTGTCAGTCAACGTAGCATTACCAGCCCTAACCGCTGTTTCGTCAATCTTTGTGTCGCTCATACTGTTTGATCTCCTTTATAAGTTGTTGTTCTCTGTCTAAAGACTCTTTATATACTTTCTCCATGTACCCTCTATTACCTAGCTGTACCTCCATACCTGAGTACTGTATACATTGTATAATATCCGCCAAGTGTACAATACTAGCCTCAATACTAGACTGACTGTCATACCCTTCTACCCCCTCTCGTACTGCAGCGGGCAAGGTAGATGCTACTTGTTTTTCACACTCATTATACGCAGCCTTTATAGCAGGGTATTTCTTTTTAATAATGTGGGGGCAATCATTGAGTTCCATCTCTGGTATATCGTGGGCAATAGCCATCTTCAACGCTAGCCCCAAATCAAACTCATATCTGGAGTGAAGCTCCATAACAATAGCTGCAACAAAGAACCCATGTTCTGCCACAGTCTCATCCTTAATTCTTGGTATGTTGCTGTACCTAACTATACACTTTAACCTATACACATCCCTAATAAAACTCATTCTAACACCCCCTTATAACGCACCCATGGTATACTACCTGTGGCTACGGCTGTAGTTAGATATGAGTTTAGTATAGTCCAACTAGTACATACACAGGTGGAAGACTCTGCCAACATTAAAGTAAACTTACCTTCTCCCATATACACATATACTATTGGTTTGCCACTAGCATAAGCATATCCACACTCAAAAAGTGTGCCCATGTCCTTACCTTCTGTGGAAGCAATTACAAAGTCTACTGCTTTAATCTCTGCTAAATTAGCATCAAACACTTCAGATGGGTTCATACCTTCTTTATACAGAAAGTCATCTCTAGGACTGTACACACTCAGTCCCACATCTTTGCATATAGAGAGTATTTTATTTAGTTTCTCCTCTTGTGCTTTGGAGAACCACCCTGCCGCTATATACGCTTTCATAATCCCTCCTTTTTAATTTTGAAAGCTACTTGTGTAGCCTGATCTAATGGTATATATAAAGATGCGATAGCACGCTTTAGAGGGTGGCTAATCGGTAACCCCCTACAGTGCCATGGCATCGTATACACTATGTCAAAGTGTGCTTTACATAGTAAAGCAGTTAGCTCTTTTATAGTATACTCTTGGTCATGACAATCCGGCCATACCATATCCATCCCTTCTCTTGGAGTGGGCATAGTTAACAGTATAATACCATGTGGCTTAAGTATTCTATAACATTCATTTAATACAAACCCTACTCTATCCGGCGGGAAGTG